TAAAATCACCTGGCCTACTGACTCGTCACTCCTGGACCCATAAGTTCTTACACGAAACGGCTAAACTATGGTATAATAGTACTATTAAATAATAAAAAAAGGAAAAAATATATAATGAATAAAGCGATAGAAAAATTAATGATTGATTACCCTAACAAGGTACACTTCACAACAAAACAAATTAAAAAGGCTGCTTCCGATATTGGAGAAAATCCAAGGTCAGCTTATACATTTATTAAGTATAGACAAAACTGCCCAGTAGTTAGTCGTGGTACTTATGATTTAACAAATTTAATGCCAAAATCTGCAACTCCTAAAAAGGATGCTGCAATGTCTTATGCTTCTACAACAGCAGTTGCTTCAGTTTCAAATGATGAAGTTTTTGTACCTGCTTATGATAAGACTTTTGTTCCTTGGGGAAACTTTACAGAACTTTTAAAAATTATTAAGTCTGAAATGTTTTACCCAACTTATATTTCTGGATTATCTGGAAATGGTAAGACATTTATGATTGAACAGGCATGTGCTAAACTTAAACGTGAATATGTTAGAGTTCAGATTTCTCCTGAAACAGATGAAGATGATTTAATCGGTGGTTTTCGTTTAATCAAAGGTGAGACAGTTTTTCAAAAAGGTCCAGTAATTAAAGCTATGGAAGCTGGAGCAATCTTAATGATTGACGAAATTGACCGTGGTACTAATAAAGTTATGTGTCTTCAAGGAGTCCTTGAAGGTAAGCCAGTTCTTATTAAAAAGACAGGTGAAGTCATTGAACCTAAAGAAGGTTTTAATGTGATTGCCACAGCTAACACAAAAGGTAAAGGTTCAGAAGACGGACGTTACTCAGCAGCTGGAATTATTGATGATGCTTTCTTAGAAAGATTTACAATTACTCTTGAACAAACATTTCCTACTATAAAAACTGAGGAAAAAATTGTTATGAAACATATGAAAAAATTCGAAAAGATTGACGAAGAATTTAGTAAACTTTTAGTTGGCTGGGCTGATGCAATTCGTAAGACTTTTTATGATGAAGGTATTGACGAAGTTATTTCAACTCGTAGATTATGCCACATCGTTCAGACTTATTCAATCTTTAACAAACGTGATAAAGCAATTGCTTTATGTGTAAATCGTTTTGATGAAGATACTAAAGCTGCTTTTATAGACCTTTATGAAAAAGTTGATGCTACTATTAATGCTCCTGAAACGGATGATGATGGTATTGAAACTTTTGAAGAAACTGAATGGAATGAAGATCCAAACAATTGGGAGGACGAATAATTATGAATTTATCTGCTCAAGAATATTTAGCAAAGCTATTAGCCAAAGAGAACTTATCAGTTCAACATGGTAATTATTCAACAGCATCATTTGATGTTATGAATAGAGTTTTAAGATTACCACTTTGGGAAGACAAAGGTAAGGATGTTTATGACTTACTAGTTGGACATGAAGTTGGTCATGCTCTTTATACCCCAGCTGATGGGTGGCATGATTCTGAAAAGAAAATTGGAAAAATTCCTAGAGCTTATTTAAATATTGTTGAAGATATTAGAATTGAACGTAAAATCCAAGAGACATATCCTGGAATAGTTCGTAGATTTAAAAGTGGTTATAAGAGACTTTTTGATGATAACCTATTTGGTACCGATGATAGAGAAATTAATGAGGCAGGTCTTATGGACAGGCTTAATGTTTCTTCAAAAGGTAGAGGTTATATTCCAGTTGAATTCTCAGATGAGGAAGCTCCATTAGTTAAAGAAGCTATGGAAGTTAAAACTTGGGAAGACGTTTTAAAAGTTTGTAAAAAATTCTATGACTTTATTGAAGAAAATAAAGAGGAAGAAGAAGAAAAGCCTGAAGGTACTGGCGCTGATTTTCCATCTAATGATATGGACGGTGATGATGATGCTGAAACTGAAAACCCACAAGGTACTACTCCTCCAGAAGATGGTGATGATGAAGATACTGATGGTGAAGATGGTGATGCTGATTCTGAAGGTGAAGGTGAAAAAACTAAAGAACCTGTTGAGCCTGGTCATGAAACTTGGACTGATGACAATTTTAGAGAAAATGAAAATGAACTTTTAGAAAAGAAAGATGACCGTTATGAAGAGGACAAACAATCTGAATATTCTTCTGGAATTTCTAAAGCTAATCTTAAAAATATGTTATTCACATATGAAGAAGCTGACTTAGCAAGAACAAAACATATTCTTCAGGATATTGATTATGACCAAAGAGATTCTACGTGTTATACTTCAGAAGCTTGTAAAAATGATTGGGAAAAGTCTAAAGGTGCTTTAAATTCAACAGCTAGTTTATTAGCTAAAGATTTTGAAAGAAAGAAAGCAGCATTTGAATATTCAAGAGCTACGACTGCAAAGTCTGGCAAGCTTGACCCATTAAAGCTTCATGCTTATAAAACTTCTGAGGATATCTTTTTAACAACGACTAGATTAGCTCAAGCTAAATCACATGGAATTATAATGTTTATGGACCTTTCAGGTTCAATGTGTGAAATCATAGAAGATGTTACTATGCAAGCAATTACTATTGCTATGTTTTGTAAAAAAGTTAATATTCCTTTTGAGTGTTATAATTTTACTACTTCATCTTGGCATTCATCTTCAATTCGTGAAGTTGAACAAAAAGGTGGTGAGATTGATATTAAAAGTTCTAAAGTAGTTGAGATGTTTTCTTCTAAAATGAATACCAAAACTTTTAATGAAGCTTGTTATACAATGTTTGCAATTTCAAAAGCTCATTCATATTCAAGGTCTACTCCTTATTACTTAAGTGGTAGGAATGTAGCTAACCTTGACCAAATGGGTTCAACTCCACTTATTCAAACTACTTTCTTAGCTGCTGAAATTACTAAAGCTTTTCAAAGAAAGCATGCAATACAAAACACAAACATTATGTTTTTAACTGATGGAGTTCCTGATGGAATCTATGTTGAAAAAGATGAATATGCTGATGTTAAAACTCATCGTTCAAATAAGATGATTAACTTTGGTGGTAAGATGATTCAAGGTGAAGGTTCTAGAGAAATTTATGAGAATGCTTTACTTAGACTTAAAGAATTAACTGGTGCTACTATAATGGGTTTCCATTTAGCGACTGATGCTTCTTCATTTGGTCAAGGTTTATATGGAATTGATACTGATGATAAGTATGGTGATTATGTTGATTTTAGAGAAACGATTAAAACATGGAGAAAAGAAAAGTTCTCTGAATATAAAAAAGCAAAAGGTTATGACAATTATTTCATAATCAAAATTGACAGAAAAAAATTAGAAGATGAGTTTGTTTTACCAGAAGGAAAAACTGAATTGAAAGATATTAAAAGAGAATTTAGAAAGTTTTCTAAATCTAAAAAAGCTACCAAGCAATTGATAGGAAAAATTACAGACGCGGTAGCTGCATAATGCCAGGTCCAAGATTTATTACCATCGTCTGTTTCCTATTAATTATAATGGGAATTGACGAAGCCTTTGCTCAAACCGATAAAAATTATTGGTGGGAAGGAAATAAATATCACGCGCATTCAACTAATTATATTAATGAAACTATTATTCCCCTGGGAGATGGTCTTATTCAATTTGATTTGATTACACAAGGATGTACCCGTGGCACTGGAGGTGGTGGACATGCTGATGATTGTGATGCTCCTTGGGGAACAGTATATAGGTCTCAACTTACAAGTAAAATTCCATTGCCTATGAATAAGCATTTGCAATATTCATTTCAATTTAAAGACATAAGTGAAAATGATGGAGTTGGATTTGATGGTCCTGGAATTACTATATTTGAACTCTATCCAGCTTGGTTTTCAACAAGGAATAATGGACCAACACATCACATTTGGTATAATCCAAAAGATAAAACAATAGAAGCAGATGCCAATAAAAACTGGTTAGGTCAAATAAGTCTTATGTCCCCTGGGTGGAATACATTTATAATAAAAACAATTCAAACAGACAAAGCTAATGGCTATATGAAAATTATCCATAATGGAAAAGTCATAGTAGAATATCAAGGACCTACTACGTATAATGCCAAAAAAGGAATTGAATATTGGATTGGTCCGTATGTTTGCTGCAGTTTTACAAGAGACGGTGAACCTAATCATTCATTTTTATATAAATCTGTAAGAGCAGAATTAGGTGATGCACCAATTAAACCAAAAATAAGTTTATAAAACTGTTTACTTTCCCCACTAACTATGATATAATATATACTATATGAAATTTAATGAACAAAAAAATCTAGCAGATGTAACTGAATATATTGATAAGACTTATTCAGGTCACTACACATCTCCTAATGGAATCCAAAGTATGGATTTAATCTCCAGTTCTGGAAGAGGATTGGACTTTTGTCTTGGTAATGTACTTAAGTATGCATCAAGGTATGGTAAAAAAAATGGAGCTAATAGAATAGACTTAATGAAAATAATTCATTATGCATTATTAGCCATGAATGAACATGACATAAAGGAGTCAAACCGTGAAACTTAGTAATGAAATAATTGATGTACTTAATAACTTTCAAACAATCAATAGTAATATTGCTTTAGGAGAGGAGGGAGGATTCATTAGAACAATGTCTACTTCTAAAACACTTATGGCAAAGGCAAACGTAATACCTAATGCGGCATATGTTTGGCCATATACTTTTGGTATATATGACTTAGGAGAATTCTTAAGTTGTCTTAATATGTTTGAAGACCCTACTCTTAATTTTGATGAGGGTGCAAAATTTGTTACTATCACAGATGGTATTACCAAATTCAAATATTATTTCTCTGAGGTTGACATTCTAACTGTGCCTACCAAAGACATTGAATTAGAATGCAATGATATAGAGTTTGAGGTTACTAATGAGCAGTTAAATCAATTAAGAAAAGCTGCTGGTACTCTTAGGACAAACACATTAAGTGTAAGAAAAAGTCCAACAGCTCAATTTATTGAATGCACTATCATTGATAAATCTAATCCAACTTCAAATCAATTCACTATGAACATCTCAAATTGTAGTATAAATACTTCTGCAGAGTTTGATTTTGTTTTTGATATGAATAACTTTAAATTCATCAATGCCGATACTTATAAGTTTGGTATTGATAAGAAGCTTATTGCTTCTGTAATGGCCGGCAACATTAAGTATTGGGTTGCCCTTGATAAAACAACAACATATAAGGAATAATATATGGCAAAGAAAACTGAAGACGTGATTGAAGTAACTGAAACTGTTGATGTGACATCACAAGCTGCTGAGCAAAAAGCAGTTGAAACAAGTATAAGTCTAGCAGACCTTGGAGCAGTAATTAAAATTATTGATGTAGTAACTAAGCGCGGCGCTTTTAATGGCGAAGAATTAGCTGACGTTGGTGCTGTAAGAAACCGCTTGCAATTGTTTGTGACGGCATCCACACCGCCCCCGGCAGATACAGAATAACTGTTTACAATTTGTTAAAACTATGGTATAATAGAATATTATACTAATTTTATTATGGAGAGTTTATGGACGAGTTTTTATTCGTAGAAAAATATAGACCACAAAC